GTGTTATACTCCTAAAGGTAATGAAGAACAAATCCCTGCGTGATATGAAAGACCTCATTCAAGTGAAGTATTACTTCAAAGAACATCCAAACACTACTCTTTCCGTCTTTCTTAAGACCGAAGAACAAGTGGAGGCTTTCAAAGCCAAACATCCCGACTATGTTTATGTTGGAGAAACTAAATGAAACCCGATAACACTGTTCGCAACGCCAGTATCATTGGCGTTTCTTTTGTCCTCTCTCTGTTTATTATCAACGCAGTGGTTGGTCCACTCTACAATGTGTGGGCACAATCTCTGCAAGGTAAAGCGGAACTTCAGAAAGCAGAATACACTCGTCAGGTTGCAGTTCTTGAAGCACAAGCAAAGAAAGATTCTGCACAACAACTTGCTGATGCTGAGGTGATTCGTGCTCAAGGTGTTGCTAAAGCGAACCAAATCATTGGTAACTCTCTGAAGGACAACCGTGAGTATCTCCAGTATCTGTATATCACTGGTCTGGAAGAAGGTGCCAACAAAGGTAATGTGACCATCTATGTTCCCACCGAAGGTGGTATGCCCGTTCCTACTCTTCAAATGAATAAGTGATGAAAAAGTTTCTGATTCTCGCAGCAATTCTTCTCTCTTCTCCTGCATTTGCACAACAATCTAATGTAGTTTCTACTCAAACTAAACCAGTTGTTGAGAAAAAGAAAGAGTATCGGCCTTTCCGATATGAAACCGCATGTGCTCTTGAAGCAAACAATGAGTTTCAAATGGATAACTGTGTGGTAATTGAAACTCGTGAAACTGGCGGTGCTCTTCGCACTCGTAACATTTACTCCAATCGCTTCCGTTTGACTATCAAATCCTGGTTTGATAAAGAGAAAGGCTTCATGACTTGGGACTCACACAACAAGTTTGCTTACAAGTTTGAGTATAAAGTTGGTGGCGTTGATGGTCTTGGAGCCTGGTCTTATGTGATGCCTGGTGTCCTACTTCAGAATGTTTCATGGGACTGATAAAGATCTCTGATCGGTCAGCCCCTTGACTTCTCCCTCAATCCACATTATTTTGGCCTTGTTCAACTGATTCACCTATGAACGACTTCGATTTTGATTCTTTCGACGAAAACGATCTTTATGAATCCATGATGGAAACTGGTCCCGAAGATTGGCTTCCCGATGCTGGCGTCAAAGAACAACTTGATGCCGAAACGCTTGCCCTTCTGAGGAACTTTTGATACAATAAGTATGGTAATGGTTTAGAGGTTTTGATGAAGATTGTCGTAAGACATTCTTATAAAGATGGAGAGATCTCGGAGACTCGTTCTCTTAGATTTCTCCCTTTTTTCTATACTCATAAGATTACCGAATCCGTTATGAATGTGATTCGTATTCAGTTGAGTCCAGATCTTCTTACCAAAAAATACAGAGAAGAAAATGTAACAAACCCAATGTACGGTCATTGTTACCATTCTACTCAAGCTTTATTTTACCTATTGGATACTGATAGGTTAGTTCCTATGAGTGGAATTGACTATCGAAATGATACTCACTGGTGGTTACAAGATGGTGAAACTATCTACGATGTAACTGCAGATCAGTATTATTCTGTGGGACAAGTTCCACCCTATTCAACAGGAAAGAAAACTGCTTGGTATGGTTGGAAACAGAGACCACATCAAAGATCTCTAAATCTAATGATGAAGGTTCTCTATGAATGTAACATTGAGTATTGTTACGAAACCCTGAAACCCCAGACAGGGGCCTTGACAGAGTTCCTTGTCTGATGTATTCTGGCCTCATGATGAACAAAGACAAAAGTTCATCCCGTTCCAAGATTAACAACGGAGTTTATTTTATGACCCTGAAAAACATTGTGCAGCTTTACAATGATAAAGTTGACACCAAAACAAAGACCAAACTTTCCAATCTTAAGCCAGTTGATTGTCCCCCTAAAGGCGTTCTTCGTTATGAAGATGCAGTAAAAGCCTTTAACCCTAAGAAAGGTGACACTATTGTGGCTTTGGTTAAAGTAAAAGAAATCTACACGGACACCACCTATAACAGGGGTGATCGTATTCACTACGGAAATGTAGCAAAAAATCTGCAAGGTATGGGTGGATTTTCCCATAAAGCTGCAGGACTCATCTCTTTGTTTGCACGACCAAACAACAAAAAACTGGTTACTACTAAAGGAAACCATCGTGTAACTAAGTTGTATGCAGCTGGTCTTGATCCTGATGCAGAGATCGCAGCTGAAATTACATTTCACGGAGATGATTCTGACTACTCTGAGATCATTCGCACTGAAGCTGCAGATCACAATGTAGACTGCAACTATCGTACATCTCAGAACACTGATGACCGATTCAAAGCTGCATACCATGCAGAAGAAACCTGGGCTGTAAATCTTTACAAGTACCTAGCTAAGTTCAACATCAGTGTTGCAGAGACCAACACAAGTGCAAACTATGAATCAACTTCCTATCGGGCAATCACAAAATCTCGTGAGTTGAACGAAGAATCTTGCAGTCGTTACCTCAAAGCTTTTACTGAGGTTGTGTCTGATAAAGAAGTTGGTGGTATTGCTACCTATGCTGCAACATCTTTCCTTAACTCTTTTAAGAACTCCATCAAATACATTGATGACAACAACAATGTAGATTCAGTTACTGGATTCTTGAACTACATCTACAACGAACGGAACAATTATTCTCATGGTTTTCTTGAAGATGTAAATCAAGCTGTATTGACTGCTGGTAATGGTAAGTTTAAGGGTGAAGAGGTCAATGTTGCTCGGCTGATCTCACTTTACAATGAGTATTGTCTGAAAGTTCTCCGTGCAAAGATTCCGACTTGCAACAATCATGCAATCGGTTATTCATCTCTTGACTACCTTGATTTCATCAAGAATGCTGATGAAACTGTGCGGTCTCGTGTTGATGAAATCGCACGACAGACAATCTGATCCATAAGGATCTCTGATCGTTCAGCCCCTTGCCCTCCCCATGGGTAAGGGGTATTCTAGCTATGTTGAGACGCGATTCAATGATTCTCCGACCACACCAAGAACGCGCAGTTGAGTTAATGCAACTGCACAAGAAAGGTCAAATTATTGTCCCCACTGGTGGCGGGAAGACAATGAAAATGATCAAAGATGCAATGATTCAATTCCAACAAAATGATGCAAACGCAAATGCAAACTGAAAAGACTATTGTAGTTTGTGCTCCGCGCATCCTTCTGGCCAGCCAGTTGTGTTCTGAGTTTCTAGAGTTTATCACCAACGCAAGTGTTCTGCATGTTCACTCGGGTGAAACTCATCACTATTCTACTACCAAACCTCAAGAGATTGTTGACTGGTGGGTGAACACTCGCGGTCACAAACTTATCTTCACCACTTACAACTCTCTGGAGAGACTGCAGCAATCTCGCATCAAAGTTGATACCATCTACTTTGACGAAGCTCACAACTCCGTCAAACGTAACTTCTTCCCTGCAACTGAATACTTCAGTCACGAAGCTGATCGTTGTTACTTCTTCACTGCGACTCCCAAACATTCTCTCGCAGTTGGTAAGCCTGGGATGAATGATCCTGAGGTTTATGGTCAGGTCATTTGTAATGTTCCTGCACCTGAACTTGTGCAGGGTGGTTACATCCTCCCTCCGAAAGTTCTTGCGAAACAACTTCCTATGGTGAAGTCTGGTAAGATTCCTGCAGATCGGGATTGCACCAACCTGATTGAGACTCTGGATGAATGTGGTAAGGATAAAATCCTCATCTGTGCGAAAGCTACCAAACAGATCTCTGCACTGATGTCTGAGACTGATTTCATTCAACAGTTGCAAGATCGTGGGTTCTCTTATCTCTACATCACTGCAAAGACTGGTGCAATTATCAACGGTCAGAAGGTGAATCGTGAGGTATTCTTTGAGACCTTAAGTGCATGGGGTAAGGATGACTCTAAGAAGTTTGTGGTTCTTCACCACTCCATCCTTTCTGAGGGTATCAATGTGAGTGGTTTGGAAGGTGTCATCTTCATGCGATCCATGGACTACATTGGTATCTCCCAAACCATCGGCCGTGTGATTCGGATGCACCACGATGATGCAGCTCGTATCCGTAGTGGTGAACTGATCCCTGGTGATGTGAACAACTACACCAAATCTTTTGGTCTGGTTGTTGTTCCCGTGTTCAACAAAGTTGGGATCTCCACTCACCAGAAGATCCAAGCTGTTGTCGATACTATCTTCCAACAAGGCCAACCTGCAATCTCGGTGGTGAGGAAGTGATGACTCAATCAATCATCAGTATGGAAGGAGCTCTTGACCGATTATCTGGTCTTAGGTCATCTTCTGTCAAGAAAATAGAAACCTATGCAAAACGTTGTTATAAAGATTTTCTGAACGCCGAGTTGCATAAATGGTGGGAAAATGAACGAGACGATAAGGATGTAGTCCGTTCTATCAGTCGTCCGTTCTATGATCTTGTCCACGCATGTTCAATCCCAACAGGGTTGATCACCGAGAAAGCTTTTCAAAAGAAATCTACCACATCTAGTTTTGTTCTCACCAAAGATCACGCATTTAGACCACAATTTGTGAACCACTTTATGTGGGATAACCCCGAAAAGTTCTACGACTTTTCAGAGTTTCGCAAATGGTTTATTATGTGTTGTTCTACCATCTTTGTGTTGAACGAAGAGAACAATCAGTTGTCCTCTGGTGGAACAAGAAACGATGGGGAATTGTACTCTATTATGAGTCCGACAGATCAACAGTATGTTCTAGCAGACCTAAATCTGTATGTGTATTCCGACCATAGAAATTGGAAGAACAAAACTATAACACTTGCATCGAATGTTATTGATGCACCGATTGAACTATTAGAGTACGAGAAGAGGTATCTAATCTCATGATGTTTCCCAACACAAGTATCCTGGATCCAGACAATGGCCCCACAGGATTCACCACACCAGACTTTCAGTTTGCTGCTGTACCCTTCGGTAATCAATACATGATTATCGCAGACGGTCAACAGCTTGAAGTAGTCGATACTCGGCAGCTTGCAGAGATTCGGCTTGAACAATTAAAAAACTCGCATCGGGTTCGCAAGACAGGTAGTAAGACCCCTGTGAGCCAGAAATCGCAAAAAAAGGCGAAACCGTCTAGTGGCCGCAAGGGTTCTCAAGGGTCAAAACCCAAGGCCACCAAGGGTTCCCCCGCAAAACCCAAATCCAAGAGTGTGCCAATCAAGAAACCGCACACCCTTCACCCAAATCCACTGCTTGACGCATTAAGTTAGCCATGTTGGTAAAGACTATGACTACTAAAACAAAACGGGTTTCCGTTGTTCCTCTGTCCAGTAAAGCTAAGAACCGATTCCATAACATTATGGATCAGTTCCACATGTGTACTGTAGAACAAGAGAAAGTGATCGAGGGTGTACCTCACTTGTTCCTAGTTTCAATGAACAGGATGTACTGTTTCTGGGTTCCTGTCAAGGGTAACGAACACTGGAAGATTGAGAAGTGACCGTTGAACTTTTTCATAAAGCCCCAGAGGGTTATCACTATGAACAACAAAAGGATTTCAAGAAGAACACTACTGCTATTTGGTTGCATCACCATAAGCAGTATGACTATAATCTTGGGAAACCAGTTAAAACCATCTGGGGATTCTACAACACCAAAACAAAACAATTCCACGCCCCAGTTAATAGTCAGACAGTGGGTAGTGTAGTTGACATCAGACAGACTACACCTTATACTGCAATGCCTATCAAACAAACTCCTCTTGAGGCTGCATTTGGATGAGTAAAAATCA